AAAGACCAATTAGAAAAGATTCAAGACTTTCAAAAAGAGTTAAACAAACTCTTAAATGAAGTTGGTTTCTTAGAAGCCCAAAAAGCCCAAGTATTAGGAAAATTTGGAGAAGTTAACAAACAAACTGAAGATTTTAAAAAAGAGTTAGAAGAAGAGTACGGATCTATCAACATTAACTTGGAAGATGGAAGCTTTACTCCAATTGAAAAAGAAGAGGATAAGAAATAATGTCATCTATAATTAGAAAGATAAGTATTGGTTCTGACTATAAAACTGATGCTATGCACTACTCGTTAGGGCAGTTAGTATATGGTGGTCACACAATCTCACATATACTTTCTGATAAAGAAGACAATTCTTATAATATTTTTATCAAAAAACAAGACGAAATATTGCCGTGGAAGAAGTTTAATTCAAACATGGCAATATCAGTTGAGTATGATTTAGAATATTAGTGAAAAGTTTATTTGATTTTATCGTTAAACCTGTTGGTGAACGGTATAGTAATAAAGTTAAAGTAGGTGACAAAAGCCTTATAATTAATACTCAAGTAGAAACTTTTAAGTCTGTAAACAATATAGCTAAAGTTATTGAAGTACCTTTATCATTTAAAACTGATATTAAAAAAGGTGATATAATAATGATTCATCACAATGTATTCAGAAGATGGTACAATATGAGAGGTGAAGAAAAAAATAGTAAGTCTTATTTCAAAGACGGTTTATATTTTGTTCAATTAGATCAAGTTTATTTATATAAAAAAGAAGATAAATGGAAAACTATTAATGATAGATGTTTCGTAAGTCCTATTAAAAGTAATGACAACACGGTGTCTGATCAAGAGCAGTATCTTATTGGTGTATTAAAATATGGTAATAGTGCATTAAAAGTGCTAGGAATCAACAAGGGAGATTTAGTTGGTTACAAGCCTAACGGAGAATATGACTTTGTCGTTGATGGCAAACGTCTTTATTGTATGAAATCTAATGATATTGTTATAAAGTATGAACACAAAGGAAACGAAGTTGAATATAATCCAAGCTGGGCACATAGCAGTTGAAGAACTTATTAAAGTTGCTAAAGAAGCTATNGTNGATTCAGATGAAGATATATCAGCTGATAGATTAAAAAANGCTGCAGCAACTAAAAAATTATGTATATTTGATGCTTTTGAAATACACAATCGTATTATAGAGGAAGAAAATATGCTTAATGAAAAACCAAAAGAAGAAGTTAAAGCTAAAGCTTTTGGAGGTTTTGCAGAAAGAAGATCTAAATAATGTATAAGCAAACTTTATATAAANTAATTGATCATATAAAACCACAGGCTATAAAAAGATTAAATAGATCTAAAAAATGGGAGTATGGTTANAATAAAGAATATGATGTTGTTGTAATATCTAAAACAGGTCAAATAGGTGAAGTATATGAAATACAAAACTTAAAGATAGCNTTACCAAAAGAAAAAGATGTTTTTACACAGGCTGATAAATGGCAAACCCATGAATACCCTAAAACATTAAAAAATATTAAAACAATATTTGACTGGAAACAATATCCAGACGATTTTAAAGAAAAATGGTATGCGTATATTGATAGAGAATTTGCCAGGCGCCACGAGGGTTATTGGTTCACTAATAAAGGTAAAACTACTTATATTACTGGTACTCATTACATGTACTTGCAATGGTCCAAGATTGATGTTGGGCAAGCAGACTTTCGAGAAGCAAACAGATTATTCTATATATTTTGGGAAGCTTGCAAAGCAGATAAACGTTGCTACGGAATGTGTTACCTTAAAAACAGACGGTCTGGTTTTTCATTCATGGCATCCGGTGAAACTGTCAACCTTGCCACTATCTCTAGCGATGCTAGATACGGTGTCCTTTCAAAATCAGGGTCTGATGCAAAGAAAATGTTTACCGATAAAATTGTACCAATTTCAGTCAACTACCCATTTTTCTTCAAGCCTATTCAAGACGGTATGGATAGACCAAAAACAGAACTTGCCTATAGGGTTCCTGCCAGTAGGTTTACAAGACGTAAAATAGACAACAACGAACAATTAGAAGAATTAAAAGGATTAGATACAACTATTGACTGGAAGAATACAGGAGACAATAGTTATGACGGTGAAAAATTAAAGCTATTAGTACATGATGAATCTGGTAAATGGGAAAGACCTGATAATATATTAAATAACTGGAGAGTTACAAAAACTTGTTTAAGATTAGGTTCTAGAATTATTGGTAAGTGTATGATGGGTTCAACATCAAATGCTTTAGATAAAGGTGGTAGAAACTATAAAAAACTATATGATGATTCAAACATTACCAGAAGAAACCGCAATGGGCAGACTAGCTCGGGATTATATAGCTTGTTCATTCCTATGGAATGGAACTACGAAGGATACATTGACTCTTATGGGTTACCTGTCTTTGAGACACCCAAAGAGAAAAAGAAAGGACCTGATGGGTATCCAATTGAAATAGGCGTAATAGAACATTGGGAGAATGAGGTAGATGGCCTTAAGGACGATCCTGATGCACTCAATGAGCTTTATAGACAGTTTCCACGTACAGAAAAACATGCTTTCAGAGATGAAACAAAGCAGTCACTATTTAATCTTACAAAAATCTATGAACAGATAGATTATAACGAAGATTTAAAACATTCAAGTGTGGTTACTCAAGGTAATTTTCAATGGGAAGATGGGATTAAAGATACAAGTGTAATGTTTGTTCCAAATAAGCAAGGTAGATTTTTAATATCATGGGTTCCAAATATTAATCAACAAAATAGAGTTATTGTTAAAAACGGTAAAAAGTTTCCTGGAAACGAACATATGGGAGCGTTTGGTTGTGATAGTTATGATATATCAGGAACTGTAGACGGTAGAGGTTCTAAAGGTTCGCTTCATGGATTAACTAAGTTTAGCATGGAAGATGCACCACCTAATTTATTGTTTTTAGAATACATATCTAGACCACCAACTGCTGAAATATTTTTTGAAGACGTTCTGATGGCTTGTGTTTTTTACGGTATGCCAATACTTGCAGAAAATAATAAACCTAGATTATTATATCATTTTAAAAGAAGAGGTTATAGAGGTTACTCTATGAATAGACCGGATAAAACAGCACATAAACTATCTGTAACAGAAAAAGAAATAGGTGGAATACCTAATTCAAGTGAAGACATTAAACAAGCTCATGCAGCGGCTATTGAAGCTTATATTGAAATGTTTGTTGGTTATAATAATGAACAGTATGGAACAATGTATTTTCAAAGAACATTAGAAGATTGGGCTGCTTTTAATATAAATGATAGAACTAAACATGATGCTTCAATTAGTTCAGGGCTAGCTATTATGGCTTGTAATAAAAATAAATATAGACCCATTGCTGAAACAGTAAAAGAACCTTTAAATTTAAAGTTTTCAAGATATGATAATAGAGGCAATGAATCAAAAATAATTAATAGATGAAATTAAACACTGGTGTTAATAGTGCGTTTCCAAGTCAGATGGTATCTGAAGAGGAAAAGAGAACGTTAGAATATGGTTTGAAAGTTGGTCAAGCTATTGAATATGAGTGGTTTAGAGGTGGTAGAGTCAATGGTAGCAGATGGAATACAGGTTATCAAAATTTTCACAACTTAAGATTATACGCTCGTGGAGAGCAGAACGTTCAAAAATATAAAGATGAATTGTCTATTAACGGTGATTTGTCTTATTTAAATTTAGACTGGAAGCCAGTTCCAATTATACCTAAATTTTTAGATATAGTTGTAAACGGTATTGCCGCTAAAGATTACGATATAAAAGCTTTTTCACAAGATCCTTTTTCTTTAAAGCAAAGAACAAATTATACAACTAATGTATTAAAAGATATGCTAGGTCAAAGCGTTATTAAAACAGCTGCAGAAGCTGGCGTTAATTTAAGACAAAGTAATTTACCAGCAGACCAGCTACCAGAAACAAAAGACGAACTAGAATTACACATGCAGTTAAGCTACAAGCAGGCTATTGAAATTGCGGAAGAAGAAGTTATTAACAACGTTTTAGCTAATAATAAATATGATTTAACTAAAAAAAGAACAATAGAAGATATTGCAACTATAGGTATAGGTGCTTGTAAAACAACTTTTAATAAAGCTAATGGAGTAATAGTTGAATATGTTGATCCTGCAAACTTAGTTTATTCATATACTAATGATCCTAATTTTGAAGATGTTTACTATGTTGGCGAAATAAAGTCTATGACTTTAGCTGAAATAAAAAAACAATTTCCATATCTTACTGATGAAGAAATGCAAAAAATGGTAAAATACCCTGGTCGTGATGGTTATATATCTAATCCTAATTATGACAATGATTTAGTTCAAATTTTGTTTTTTGAATATAAAACATTTATTGATCAAGTTTTTAAAATAAAATATACGGAAAATGGATTAGAAAAAGTTATAGAAAAACCTGATTTTTTTAATCCTCCACCTAATGATAATTTTGATAGAGTTTCTAGAAGCATAGAGGTTTTATTTAGTGGTGCTAAAGTTATGGGAGTACCACAAATGCTAGAATGGAAACTAGCACAAAATATGACAAGACCTAATAGTGACACAACTAAAGTTAACATGAATTATAATATTTGTGCACCTAATTTATATCAAGGTCGTATAGAATCTTTAGTTAGTAGATGTACTAGTTTTGCGGATATGATTCAGTTAACATCGTTAAAATTGCAACAAGTGCTTCAACGTATGGTTCCAGATGGTGTTTTTGTAGATGTTGATGGTTTAGCTGAGGTTGATTTAGGTAACGGAACAAACTACAATCCACAAGAAGCATTGAATATGTATTTTCAAACTGGATCTATAGTTGGTAGATCACTTACACAAGATGGTGATCCTAATAGAGGTAAAATACCTATTCAAGAATTACAATCATCTAGTGCTAATGGTAAAATACAATCATTAATTAATACTTATCAGTATTATTTACAAATGATAAGAGACGTAACTGGTCTTAATGAAGCTAGAGATGGTAGTCAACCAGATCCTAATGCTTTAGTTGGTTTACAAAAAATGGCAGCTAACGCTTCAAACATAGCAACAAAACACATACTTAATGCGTCTTTATATTTAACACTACGAAATTGCGAAAATATATCTTTAAGAGTTGCTGATGCATTAAGTTTTCCTTTAACAGCAAACTCATTAAGACAAAGTATTTCAGTTTTTAATGTTCAAACTCTTAGTGAATTAGATACTTTAAATTTACATGATTTTGGAATATATTTAGAGTTAGAGCCTGATGATGAAGAAAAAGCTCAACTAGAGCAAAATATACAAATAGCTTTGCAAAATCAAGGTATAGATCTTGAGGACGCTATTGATATTAGACAAATAAAAAATATTAAATTAGCTAATCAAATGTTAAAGCTTAAGAGAAAAAGAAAACAAGAGCAAGATCAAGCAAATCAGCAAGCTATGATTCAAGCTCAATCACAAGCTAACGCTCAAGCCGCAGAGCAAGCGGCAATGAATGAAGTTCAGAAACAACAAGCTTTAGCTCAAACAGAAATACAAATAGAGCAAGCTAAGTCTCAGTTTGAAGTACAAAGAATGGAACAAGAAGCTTTAATTAAAAAAGAATTAATGGCTGAAGAATTTCAATATCAATTACAGCTTGCACAGGCTCAAGTATCAAAAGACAGAGAAAAAGAACAATTTATAGAAGATCGTAAAGATAAAAGAACAAAAATTCAAGCAACACAACAATCACAAATGATTGAACAACGTCAAAATGATTTATTACCTACAGATTTTGAATCAGCTGGAAATGATAATTTAGGCGGATTTGGTTTAGAGCAGTTTATGCCTCAATAACCTATTTATTAATTTTTATTATATTATATTATGTCAGAACAAGTAAAACAAGAAGGCTCGTTTAAAATTAAACGTAAGCCAAAACAATTAGACAAAAAAGACAACAACATTATTAAAGTCGATTTATCTAAAAAACAAGAAGAACCTAAAAAAGAAGAAACAGATGCCATTCAAGTCGGAGAAACAAAGAAGGTGGTTGTGGAAGAACAAGCCGGAGATAGCCTTAAAGTGGACGAACAAATACCAGAGCCCAGCCCGGTTTCTGAAATTGAAGAAAAAGTAGAACCTATTAAAGAAGTTATTCAAGAAGAAATACAAGAAATAGGTGAAAAAATAGAAGAAAAAGTTATTGCTCCAACTCCTGAAGAGTCTAGAGAAATAGCTAAATTACCTGAAAACATTGAAAAAGTCGTAGACTTTATGAAAGAAACAGGTGGAACGTTAGAAGATTATGTTAGATTAAATGCTGACTATTCTAATGTAGATAACGATACTCTTTTAAGGGAGTATTACAAACAAGCTAAGTCACACTTAGATTCAAGTGAAATTAACTTTATGATTGAAGATAATTTTTCGTTTGATGAAGAAGTGGACGAAGAGCGTGAGATTCGTAAAAAGAAACTTGCGTATAAAGAAGAGGTTGCTAAAGCTCAAAAGCATTTAGAAGGTTTAAAAAGTCAATATTACGAGGAAATCAAGTTGAGACCTGGTACGACACAAGACCAACAAAAAGCTATGGACTTTTT